CAGTAAGACTATGTGTAGATGCACTGAGTGTGGAACACGTTGGCAAACTGGAAACTAACGCGGAACTAAAGATAAGCATACGCGACCCTCTTGGGTTATCTTTAGTGGGTGTTATTGAAATAAATAAAAATAAACAAATGAAAAAAGAAGATTTAAAAACAGGTATGAGGGTTGAATACAATAACGACCTTGTGCGCAGCGAAGATATTGATTGCGAGTATACCATAAATAAAGTATACAGAGCACCTGAGCATATATCCATGCTTATAAGAACTGATTGCAAAGGCGAGTTGCTATGGGAACGCGAAGAAGAAATGCCAGAATACACCATGGCGGAACTACATGAAAAGTTAGGCAAGTTTAAAATCAAGAAATAGTTTAGTTGTTTGTTTAAAAGCCCCTATCATTAATTTGGTAGGGGTTTGTTTTTTAATAATAAACAGAATAATATCATGATTGGCGCATCTTTGCGTTATGCGTTACCAGACAATTATAGAAGGAATAAAATTAATAGTTGAGTCACACAAATCAGATTTAACTTTCTTTAGCGGTTTAGAATCTGACAAAGACCCCGCTAATAACGTACATTACCCGTTAATATTCTTACCACCACCTATCCCAACAGAGCCTTTGACGCTCGAAAGTATTTCAAGCAATACTAAATGGCTGTTACATATCGAATCTCAGGAGTTGTTAAGCAACGACAGCACCACACAGCAAAAACAAGAGGCATTAGACCGTACTAGAGAGTACTTGAGAGATGTTTACTACAAGTTTATACTAAACGGTTTTGATATTACTAGTGTTACATTTAACAACGTTACAGAAGATTTAGATTTTAAGCTAGACACAGAGGCACCATTTCAAGCATTCATTGATATAAACGACGGTGTTACGGGCTGGATGGTAGATTTTACAATACAAGAAAGCGATAATAATAATTTGTGCCACCTAGACGACGTGTTTAACTAATGGGTTTTATTAGCATTATACATGACACGGTAAGCAGAAGGGGTAGCACTCTTATTGTAAGGGTTAGGCAAGATTTAAGAGCAGCGGGTAAAAGCGCAACGGGTGATTTAATAAGCAATACTAAAGGTGAAACAAAAACGATTGGTAACGTTGTTTTATTTGAAGGTAAAGCGCCAGAACATTACGAGTTTGTTGATAAGGGGCGAAGGGCTGGCGCTAAACCTCCACCTATTAAACCTATCGAGGCATGGATTAAGCAAAAAGACCTTGATTTGAACGCCTTTGCAGTAGCTAAAAGTATTGGTAAAAAAGGCATTAAAGCTACTAATATTTACACCGATAACGTGAATAGCTTTATAAAGGATCTGAATTTAACTGACGACCTAAGAACGGAAATAATTAACGAAATAAAACAACAATAAATGGCAACATTAACAGTAGATAAACAATACGGTATAACTTTAGGTAGTGGTAGACAATTTAGCCTAAATGCTAGCGGAGCAGTGAATAATGTGGACGAGGTAATCAGTAGAGAGGCCAAAGTACCTAGTGCATCGCAGGTTACATTAGTCCTTATTGGCGCACTGGTGGCGGCTGGGCAAATGAAAGATATTAAATTCTGCATAATCCAAAACCTAGACGAAACTAATTTTATAAGGCTAAGGTTAGAAGATACTGGCGGTCACACGGTAGATATTAAATTATTACCTGGCGACGCATTTGACGTGTATAACACCAAGATAAGCGTAAGTGAAACCGGCGCGGCATTTTCTGGGTTCTCAGACATAGACACAGTTAGCGCGCAAGCAGACACGGGTGATGTAAATGTGGCTATATTTTCAGGTGAGCCTTGCTAAATGAGTGTAACTGTAGTTAGTAGGCCTAATGATTTTGCCTCTGCTTATGTGCCTGTGGAATGGGAATTTTCAAGCACTTTTGCAGGGGTTACTGGTGCCGTGTCTGTTTTTCAGGATGACGGCAATGGTAAGTTAGAGATAATTTACAGCGGCGTGTCTTTTCCCAAGACAAATTTACAGACGGGCGGTATAATAACCATAACCAATAACGATATTTACAACGGTGAATACCTTGTAATCGAGAAAAACACAAATTCTAAACTAACGCTAGATACGCCTTACATCGGTGATTCGTTCGGTGGTAATATGTCTTTTTCGCTCTCCAATATAAACATGGTTTGCGATTTATATGTAAATGGTTCAGTCATTGTTCGTAAATTCAGATTTCCAGACGTTAACGATGGGTTTGTATTTGATTTCTCCAAAGAGTTGCAAATCGAACTTGGTAATAATATGTTGCCAGCGTCACTATTAAGCAGTAATCCTGAAACAGAATCGGAGGCTTACGCGTCTGTTTATGTTAAATACGCAGAGATACACGAAGAACTAATAGACGAAGTGCCTACGCAGGTATTCACGTTAGACGAAAGCCTTTCACCTCCCGACCTGTTTAGTGATTCGGCAAACGCTATAACGGTTATTAATTCCACAGTGCCTTATTTAGAATGGGAGCTAGGTAGTGTAAAAAGTGAAATAGCCAGTATAGATACTGATTTGTCAGCTTTCAAAGTTACATCATTAGACACGACTAGATTTCTAACCAATTCACCGAAAGTTATAAGTATAGGCAAAAACGAAGGCTATCAATTAAATGTAATGATAGAAGAAGACGCAGCTATCGGTTACGCATTGAGTGTCATTACCTATAGTTCGTCAGGAGGCGTGATACAAGATGTTCAATTGCCATTAACAATTACTTTAGATACGGTAATATCTTTACCTGTTGGTACTAGGCAATTAACAGAACTACCATTTTCAGTATCTTCTATACTTTTTGCTTCTAGTTACGAAGTAGCGATAGTGGACACGCTCAATGGTGACGCGAAAATAACCGAAACCATAACATTTAATATAAGAAGCAAGTGCAGCGGCTCAGAAACTAGATTCGTATGGTTAAACCCTAGGGGTAGTTATGATTCGTATACATTTAGATCGCCTAGAAAATTAAACTCTAGCGTTTCTAAAGATTCATTTAACCCTACTAGATCGTATCCCGTTTCTATAGGCAATAGAGAAGAGGCTGTAATAAACGTAAGGGCGTCAGACAGTATAACAACACGTACAGACAAGATAACTAGCACGGACGCAGAATGGATACAGGAGCTCCTAGAAAGCCCTCAAGTGTTTATAGAACTGAGTACATTAAATACGGGATATGTGCCGGTAACCCTTATTAACAAAACAAGATCTATTTGCGATAGTTACAACGGGTTGTTTAACGTAAGTCTTCGGTATAAATTTGCATTTGAAAAGATTGGATTAAGAGCGTATTAATGGCTAAAGCACTAGAATTTCTTGAGTTAGATTTCAACGACCCTAACGAAGCTTTTATAGCCCTTAATTTCTCATCCGTAGATTTTAGGGAGCTAGGCAAAAGTAAAGGTTCGTTTTCCAAAACATTAATAATGCCATCTACGAAAAAGAACGATTCGTTTTTCGGTATGTCGTTTGATGTTTCTAGTGAAGGTTTTTTCGACCCGTTAATTAAAGTACCTATACGTATATCTGAAATAGAATTCTATGGTGTACTTCAATTAAAGTCGATTCACATACTAGGTGGTAAACCCGTTTCTTATTCGGTTAATATATTTGGCGATTTGTCAGATTGGGCTAGCTTGATTGGTGAAGGTAGCATAAGGGGATTAAAACATCATAGCGAACATATATTGAACGCCGAAAATATTGAGGCTAGTTGGGATAATACAGGTGTAACTGGCGATTACGTGTACCCTTTGATATCTTATGGTAATTTCTTGCAAGATAAATCATCTACGTTTAATATAGACCCTGCATTTTGGCGGCCTGCATTTTTTGCGTTACCACTTGTGAGGCAAATATTCAAAGAAGCAGGCTATACGTTTATTGATACGGGTTTAAGAAATACACCATTAAAGAATCTAATACTGCCGTTTACATCTAAGGAGGTTGAATTGCCTAATTTAGAGGTTATCGCGTCAGTTGATCGAGGTGGTTCGTTAGGTCAGGGTTCTGCGTTTGGTGTGTTTGCGGGATCGGTTCATTCTTTACCTAATGATACAGGAAGCGTATTAACCCATATCTTACCCATAGTATACGAAGACGAAGAGAGAGACGACGAAGATTTATTTTCGTTGCTCGATCAAGGTAATTTATCTTATTCTCAATACGTAGCCCCATCCACAGACTTGTATACTTTTACGGTATCAGCAGAGTTGCTAATAAATCCTTTAGATAACAGGGCTTTCACCGACAATCTTGTGGGTTCGTTCAGAATAGTTCTGTATGTAAACAACACTATAATTAATTTATCTCAAGGTACGTTAGTTAACGATGGAGGGTTGTTGTCTATTAATCTTCAATCAAACTCGGATATACAGTTAAATAGAGATGACACGGCGGCTGTATTTATAGAGGTGACACAACAAGACAATACATTCATAGGCTTGCTAGTAAACAAGTCCAACATATCTATAAAGCCTAAATTCTCAACACTGGTATCGGGTGCGGTATTAAAGCACGATAAAGTAATACAAAATGTCAAAAAGATTGATCTAATTAGAGACATTATCAAGATGGGTAATTTCAGAATACTCACCGATAACCAAAAGAAAACAGTAGAATTCATACAAGAGAGTGATTTTTTACTTACAACGCCTGAATCGTGGGACGACAAGGTAGACGCGTCTAAGGTGGTAGATATATCATTAATTCAAAATCAAGGTGCTAAAGAGCTTGTATGGTCACACAGCAACGACCCTAGCGATGGCTTTATAGCAGACAGGGAGGATAGGAATTCGATAGTATGGGGTAGTAAAAGTGTGGAATTAGATTCTGAATATAGAAAAGGTAGCCAAAACGTATATACCTCAGTATTTTCAACAACTATCGACCATAGAGGGGTTAATAATTTATTTATGCCGGTAATGTCTACGCAGGAATTGAAGCAGGACGAACCCGTTGTAGCTGGCGGTTTTGAAACTAATTTTGATAATAGAATACTTATATACGACGGCTTACGGGCTGGTTCCTTCATAATCGATAACGAACCAAAAACACAATACCCGTTCGCGTATCACACCACTAATGATTTTAGTTTGAGGTGGGATAGTGAAGGCGACGAAAGTATACAGCTATCTAGCGGCTTAACTATTAGGTTGTTTGGTGGTGGGCTTGTTACGAGATATTACCAGAACGCAATAAAGAGGTTAAATAAATCAAGATTGTATACGGGCTGGTTCTTTCTTAGCGAATTAGACATTATAAATTTAGATTTTAGAAAACCTAAGATAATAAACGGTGTACATTATTACTTAAACAAAGTAACAGATTACAAGGTAAACGCTAACCAACCTACAAAGGTTGAATTAATTTCAAGATAATGGCAACGGAAAAGATATTTTTTGCAGTAGAGGTAGATAGTGGGCAATCTGTGTCTAACCTTGAAAAGTTAAGGGCTAACCTTGAAGGCGTAAAGAACGAAATCAAATCTATTGAGCGCGCCCGAAAAAGAGGCACTATAACAGCGAAAGAGGCCAACAAGCAAACGGCGGCGCTTAATGTTAAGTTAGCCCAAAACAGAAAGGCATACAATGAAGCAAACAAGGCGGCTGCGGGTTTTGCGAAAACTAGCACAAGCTTAACTAAGACAATAACTAAAGCAGGCCTAGCCATAGCGGGTGCATTTGCATTAAGAGCTATAGTAAGTGGTATAGGAGGCGCTACAGATACTATTGTAGAGTTTGATGAAGCAATGGCCAACCTACAAAAAACAACGGGCTTAAGCAAGGAAGCAGCAATAGAATTAGCTAAGGAATTAAAGCAATTTGATACCAGAACATCAACCAAGGCGTTGCTTGAATTGGCTTCGGCAGCAGGTAGATTGGGTTTAGAAGGTTCTGAGATAATCGACTTTACAAGAGAGGTAGACAAGGCGTTTGTGGCTCTTGGTGACTCACTAGAAGGTAATGCAGAAGAAATAGGTTTAACACTTGGTAAGATCGCGGCAAACTTTGATTTAGAAGAACGTTTTGGTATTGGTGAGGCTATTAATAAAGTTGGTTCTTCCCTTAATGAATTGGGCGCAAATTCAAAAGCTACGGAAAGCGCAATTATCGACTTTACTAATAGGTTGTCTGGTGTAGCGTCACAGGCAGGAATAACAGTACCAGAAGTACAAGCTTTAGGTGCGTTGTTCGACGAAACAGGCCAATCTATAGAAGTTGCTAGTACTACATTTAATAAGTTGTTACCGGCAATGGGTGCTAATGTAGAGAAGTTTGCAGCCATAGCGGGTAAGGGCGTTGAAGAGTTTAGGGTAATACTGGAAGAAGACGCTTTCGAGGCGTTAAAGCTTGTTGCTGTGGGTGCGAAAAGTTCAGAAAAGGGACTAATAGGATTGACTGAAACACTTAAAAACTTCGGTGTAGACAGCGCCAGGGCAGCTAGTATTGTTGGCATACTCGCCAATAAAACCGAAAGATTAACGGAATTACAAGCTATTGCAAATAAAGCTTTTGACGAAGGTACATCTTTGACTGACGAATTCAATATAAAAAATGAAACATTAGGCGCTAACCTTGAAAAGATATCAAATTCTTACGATAACTGGATTACCAGCCTTGATAGCGGGGACGGCATATTATCTATTACCGTAGGTTTATTTGCTGATTTTGTGCAATTCCTGGATAAGGCAAGTAAAAGCATAGAAGAAATACGGGCGCAAGGTGAAGATAATGCATGGGCTGAAATACTAAGAAACGACCTAGGAGATGTTACATTCTTAACTAAAAAACTAACGGCTAGCGGCCTTGATGAAATAAAAGCAAGGGAAAGGGCAATTGAGTTGATTAGTGAGCAGTTAGAAGGCTTAAAAGAATCTCAAAACCTATGGGGTTCAGAAGTACAAGCGATAGATGATAGAATAGCCGCCTTGAAAGAATCCAATATTGAAACAAAAGAATCTACCGAAACAATAAAAGAAGAAACCGCAAAGCTAACCGATTTAATAGAGGTTGAAAAAGAAAAGTTAAAAGTAGCAAGAGACATAATAGCGTCAGACGAAGAGGCAACAGCTAGAAAGAACGACAAAATAGCCTCTATTAATGAAGAAATAAAACGACTTAAAGCATTAACAAAAGTTCAGGAAGATTTCGATTTCAGAAGACTTGAAGGCATTGAGGCTAAAAAACTAGCACTACAGCAAGAAACCACCGATAGCGTGGATGAATTCATGGCTACCACAAAGTTAATTAATGACGAAATACAACGCGAAAGGGACAAGCAAGAAGCCATAAGAACCATAACACAGGACGGCCTTAACGCTATCGACAACCTAACCAGTGTATTCAATCAAAACAAATTAAACGACCTAAGCAGAACTAGTCGTGAAGAACTTGAAGCGATAAATAATAGAGAGGCTTTAATGCTATCTAATCAAAATTTATCTACCGACGAACGAAATAGAATAAAAGACAAAGCCAACGCTGACAGATTGGCTTCGGATCAAAAAAACGAAGAAGAGCAATTAAGGCTTGAGAAAATAGCATTTAACAGGAACAAAGCCTTTCAATTGGCTGAGATTGGTATTAATTTAGCTGCTGAATTATCTGCAATATCCCTAAATGCCGCCAAAAACCCAGCAAATGCTATAACGTTTGGCGCGGCTGGTATATCTCAAGCGGCGGTTCTCAGTGGTATCGCAGTAGCTTTAGCGGCTGTAAATTCAACGGCTGTAGCGGCTCAAAAGTTTGCTAAAGGTGGCATTATACAAGGCGCTTCACATGCAAACGGTGGCGTCCCTATCATGGGTGGTACGGCAGAAGTTGAAGGCAATGAAATCATACTTCACAAAGGTGTTACGGCGAATCCATCACTAAGGGCGGCGGCAAGTCAATTAAATGTACTAGGTGGTGGAAATAAATTTGCAGATGGTGGTATATTGTCAAATAATTTGCCTACTTTTGCGTTACCGCAACAAACGGGAAATAACGATTTAAACGCTATTGTTGACGCGATAGCAGACATTAGAATACAATTAGACGTTCAAGAGGTTACAAACGCACAGGGTAGGATAAACATTGCAGAAGGTCAAGCACAAATATGAAAAGAAAAAACACATACGAAGAAGCAGCGGAAAGGTTCGCCGAAGAGTTAGAAATAGAATTTGGTGGTAGTTACGAGGTTGAAGACGTATTAAGGTATCAAACCAAAATAGGCATGTTAACGCCTAACGGTTTGGGCAAATACAATCTGAAGAACGAATTCGAAGAGATCAAATGCCTACAAAAAGACTTACCCAAAAAGCAACGGTTAAGCAATAGCAAGATTAAAGACGACCTAGCGGCAAAGCATAATTGCTCACCTAGTTATGTTTTTAACGTGGTTAGGGATTCTTATTAAACCCCTGTACAGTTTCTTGTTCTTGCTCTTCCATATTATTTAATTTTAAGTTAGCCACAAATGTACTTTTTATTAATAAACAAACCAGACATTTTATTACTTTAATATTGTATCATGAATAAAGTAGCAAAGTTTAAATCTAATTTCAAGGCTGGTTCTGTAGATCGTGAAAACAATATTATACACGGCATGTCGCTTATTCAAGCCAACAGAGAAGCTTTAGGCCACGAGCTATTTATAGATGAGAAATTTGTGAGGTCGGTTGTAAAACAGGGTAAGGAAACCGGCGATATTGGTTTAAAGGCAAGGTTTGACCACCCGTCATCTTGTTTTAGTTCCATGGGCACACAGATTGGTAGATTTAAGAATTTCAAAATGAGCGGCGATAAAGCTGTTGCCGATTTACACCTAGCGCCTTTTGCGTTTGAATCTAACCCTAACGGTAATTTGGGAGAGTTTTTAATGGACGCAGCCGAAAACGACCCCGATATCATGGGTAACTCTATAGTGTTTGGTATGGCAGAACCTGAAATGTTTAAAGCTAAAGAAGGCGAAAATGAAGATTCACCAGAATTTATATATCCACACGCTAGATTATCTAAACTTTACGGTTGTGACGTTGTAGATGAAGGCGCGGCAACAGATGGCATGTTTAGTATTAAGGGTAGACCCAATTACTTAGCCGAACAAGCCGAACATTTCCTGAAAGAAAAAGAAGATTTAATAAGAACAGTATTAAAGCCACTCATTAACGAGATGGTAACCGATTTAAATAACAAAAACAAATCAAAAATGAGTGATGAAAAAAAGTCTTTCTTCGACAAGCTTACTGATTTAATGTCTAAAGAGAAGGAAGTCTCGCCAGATAAAAAACCAGTAGAGTTAGGAGAGGGCGAAAAAGAAGCAGCAACTATTGCATTAGCTTCTAAAAATACAGAAATTGAAGCATTAAAGGCAACGATTGAAGCAGGCGAAACAGAATTAACCGCTGTTAAAGACGAATTAACTACTGCAAAAGAAGGTTTCAATACATCTCTAGCAGAAATTAAAACAGATTTCGAAGCGTTCAAAAAAGAATCTATCGGTAGTTTGATCGAAGATGGTGCAAGTGATGGAACTAGTGTTGATTTAAGCGAAGAGGCTGTAGAAATAAGAAGATTAAAAGAGAAAGATTCGAACATATCCAAATGGATTGGTGAGGGGTTTCCTAAACAATAAATAATTAATTAAATGGGATTTACATTTGACGGATCTGTAACAGGATACACAACAGAAAACGCAACAGAATTTTACACCAAAGTATTACTTGGGTCTAAGGTTGCAAAGACAATGAGGGTAATTGCGAACATTAAGAGTTCGCAGAAATTGCCCCAATCAGAATTTGGAATTGATATTTTACAAGCCGATCAGGACTGTGTATGGAATAGTGGCGGTAACGACGTTACTATATCGCAGCGAACGATTACGCCTGTAAGCGTGATGATTAATGAAGAGTTTTGTGTTAAGAAGTTAGAGCCAAACTTTACTCAAAAGATTCTTTCGCCAGGCGGTATTTATGAAGATGTGCCAGCAGAAATCAAGCTATTTAACCTCGTAGGTATGAGTGTTGCTAAAGTCATCGAACTAGCATTAGTTAGAGGTGAAGCGGGCGGTGCAGACCCAATAGCGTCATTAAACTTATTTGATGGTATACTTGAAGTTTGTTCTGATGATATTGCAGCGGGTGACATCCCTGCGGGTCAACAATTAACAGGCGTACTTGATCAAGCAAATATTATTGCTTCTTTCAGGGCGATGCATGACGCATTAGACTTGGATTCACAAATGAATTTACAGACGCAAAAGAATTGGAAAATTTATTGCTCGCCACAAGCGAAAGTTAATTACAACAGAGCGTTTCAAGCGGCAAACGGTGCATTACCTTACAATAAAGACTTTAATCAAGACTTTTTAGATAATACGGGTATTGAAATTATTGATTTTGCAGGATTCGACGCAAACCCTGCGCAAGCAGTACTAACACGGGAAGGTAATTTCTGGATTGGTACAGATGTAGAAGGCGAAGAAAGTGAACTTTCTCTAGAGCTAGGTTCTGGTTCTGAAGCTAAGACATTATTTTTAAGCGGTGTGTTTAAAATGGGTGTACAGAGCGAAGACCCTTCAATCATTGTTACTAACAACATAACATAATATAAATGGCAGGATGTGTAATAGTCGGGGGTGTTGATACCCCTGCATGTGCCAATAGATTTGCGGCACCAGGAATTGAGCGAGATAAGGTTTGGGTATTCAATAAAGAAGAAATAGCTTCTTTTACTTCAACTGTAACGGGTGAAGTAGATGTTATAGCTATGGAAGCTACCAAGGTTGCTTTCAAGATGGACGTGCATAAAGGTTCAGCAATGTTTGATGAAGAGCTAGTTACTAGCGAAGATTCAGCGCCTTATTATACCCAAAAGTTTTCAGCAAAAATTATATCTACGGATACGGCTACAATGACAGCCATTGAAGACATGGTAGACGTGGATTTAGTATTTGTTGCTAAGGTTAAAAACGGTAAGTTTAGAGTAATTGGTGAAGATGGCGGGGTTAAAATGACGCTTAACACTTACGAAACAGGCAAAACATCGGGTGATTCTGTTGGCGAGATGCTAGAGTTTACCGGTACAAATAACGGTAAGGCTAGGTTCTTTTTTGATACCTCAGAAGCAACTAGTGAAGTAACGCTAGATGCATTGTTAACGCCATAAAAGATTTCTTTCTTTCATGCGAAAAGGGGCAACAATTAATTTTGTTGTCCTTTTTTGTTTTCTTGATAATTTGTTGTAAATTAGACGAAATTAAAATTAATTAAATAATAAGATGGGTAAAAAGAATAAAAAGAGTAATTTAAAAGATACGCGAGCGGAAACGTTCGGGC